CGCTGCTGTCAGCACAACGGGCAGAAATCACAACTTGGCACGATGTCACAAGGGTTGATTACCGCCTGCACCGCAAGCCTGGTAAGCCAGACAGCGTGCGAGTGGACTATTACAGTGGTCTATTGCGCTGCGCCAGTGAATGGATCTGCTTAGATCATGGCGGCTTTGCAAGAAACAAGGCGCTGGCCTGGTGCGATCAACGCAACGGATGCCAGACCACTACCGAAGAATTGTTGGAAACCGGCTACACGCTCAAAACACCAGCACGCATAGCAACCAAACAAAACGGAAAATTTACAGAGGTAAAAGATTATGAATTTAGCAGAACTGAACGCTATCAAGATGCACCTGAACAAGCAACTGAAGGAGCTTGAATTCATCCAGATCACTTGCTTGCGCTGTGAGCATTTGAAGTCTGGCCACCGGTGCGAAAAGTTTGACGCCAAACCACCGGCTGAATGGCTACACGGCCCTATTGACTGCGAGCATTGGTTGTGGGATGCTGTGCCTTTCTAGCAATGTGCTAGAATTCAATGGACTTAACAAAGGAGCAGATTGATGAATGGATTACCCGCTAAACACTTTGCGTTTGGCCCTTACCGCGCCGAAAGCCTTGGTGGCTCACACGACTGGTGGGGCGTGATGAACCGCAACGGATTTAATTGTTTGACGTTTCCGGACAAGCCTGGTGCTATTGTGACAAGCGAAGAAAACGCAAAAATACTTGCCGCGGAATGGAACGAAATCAAAGAATTCGTATACCCGCCTGACCCGTATGTGATGCCAATTACAACTCAATTGACAGACGAAGAAATGTCTGCGTATGTGCGTAGTCGAGTTTATACAAAATGACCAACTTTCAAACCTGGGAGCAACACAACCTTGCCAAATTTGCAAGGGAAGCAAACGAAAAATTGTTGGCCCAACAAAAAGAGATTGAGCAGCTGCGCGATGACTTGCGAATTGCTATTGACGCATACCGACAACTGATAAAGGCAAACCATGAAAATTAAAGATTATTTCCAAGAAATATTTGGCGAGTTTGAGATGGAACCATCAGACATTGCCGAAATTGTGTTCCGTGCCGGATGGAACAGTGCTGTAGATGAAGCCTGTAAAAGAATGAGTGATTTGCCGTTCGGCAAAGACACACAAGACAGTTTCAAAATTTGGATCAAGGAGATTAAAGAATGAACAAAGACAACTGGCCCGAGAACGGATGGCCTTTTCCGCCGTACCCACTGAGGAGCAAGCATGACTGACCAAAAACTACTTGAGTACGTAGAGTGCAAATTGTTTGACTCAATGTTGGATGGATGCCGCGTTGAAACACACCTTGGTTATAAACATCATGATCCCGGGAGGTGGTCTGTGTGTTTACGCGCCGACCAATTGAGCCGACTGCTTGACCTCGCCAAAGACGGGATGAGGAGCCAAGCATGAGCGGCGATCACAACAAGTACGCATATACCGGCGAATACACAACACCAAAACAGCCCAAAGTTGTTGGCTGGTGGGTGCTGTATCCACAAGCAAGCCCATTCACGCAGTTTGCTATGTATTACAAGCCCACTGATGAGCAGATCAAAAACACTGAGCAGCTACTGGGCTGGGAATGGAAGGATGAAGCATGACGCCTGAAGAACGAGCCAAGCGGATTAAAAAATATCCGTGGAAGTACTGCCGCAAGTGTCAGTGCGACATCAAGTCGCCTACCCAATACTGTTATGACTGCTACAAGGGCCATAACTTTACTGCCAGCCCCTATGGGCTTATCAATGCACCCAAAGATTTTAAATTTGTACCTTCGGAGAACAGATGATGACTCTTGGTGAATACCTGTACGGCTGCCGCCTGTGCCAAAACGAAATGAGTCTGGGCAAGATGGCCGAGAAGATTGGTTGTTCTAAATCTTATTTGTGGGACGTAGAAAACGACAATGTGATGCCAACGCTGGCAAAAGCAGCACTGATTGCCAAGCAATACAAAACCAGCCTGAACCTAATGGGGAAATATTTATGACTGCATCTTTATACAACTGTGGACACTGCGGCAGACCGCAAATTGTGGGTAGCCCTTGCCTTTGCTGGCGGCAAGGCGACGAGATGAACTCAATTGAAAAGCTAGGCGTGGCGGTCAGTGATTTTATCGGTCAGCATGGATTGATGTGGTCTGACGAGCTTTGCGCGGCGTGGGAGGAGGCCGAGGCCAGTTACGTAAACGAGATGACAAATGCGTTTAACCAAGGAGTGAAGCATGACTGATTCTGGATGGCGCAAGCGCCAGATTGTTGATGAAATCCATTCGTGCAGCCCGTTTTGCGATAAGCCCTTGTGCGTGGCTGAAGCTGTACAAGCCGAGCGTGAGGCGTGTGCTGGCTTATGCGATAGGTTTGCAAACCGGATGATGACGGCAGAAGAATGCGCCGCCGCCATTCGAGCAAGAGGCCAAACCCCCTGCACTCACGAATGGATTGACGACACCACCACAAAACCACAATGGCACTGTGCTAAGTGCGGCAAGGAATATACAAAGGAAAAAGCATGAAACGACCGCTTGAACAAGATTACACAAGCCTAGCTGCATACACACGGGCGCTTGAAGAATACTGTGATGCCTTGGCACGGGTAGAGCAGGAGCCTGCTGTGCGCTACGCTATTGAGAAGGCAAGTCCCATTCCATTGATTACTGCCGAAGAATGGGAAGCTTTGAACGAGAGCGAAGATGCGACCGAGTAAACATAACGACATTCGTGCAGTATTGCTACGCAATGAAGATGGCCTTACCGCAAAAGAAATTGCCGCAAAGATGGATGCAGAACCGGATGCAATACGCAAAGCAATCCCCCACATTTATGGGGTTTACATTGACAGATGGCTAACAAACCTTGGGCGCGGCGCGGCATCTGCTGTATACATTTGTGTACCTGTGCCAGATAACACACCGAGACTAATCAAATGATGAATTTTCTTTGGTGGCTGTTTACTGGCGTTGTCTGTATTGTAATTTTTGCCCTGTTGGCGCTGTGGCTGCACACTTATGCGTAAGGGCGTGTTCCCAATTTGTCAATTATTAATTTGCTTTTACGCGGCGCAGCACCGGCCATGTTGGGCACGCTGATATGAGTCCAGCGGTCAAACTCACGGATGATCTGGTCATAACCTAAATTACTTGCAATAATTGCTTTGACAACCTCATCTGGCGTCATACCCGGAATCCGAATGTCAGCAGCGCAGCCGACACGATGCTGAGAAGTGTCTTTGCTGCCCACAGCATCATTGACTTGCTTGGAGCGAAACGCTGAATTGACCATAATCGGTTTGCCACCCAAAACGGTTTTGACTTGTTCAAGAAATTCAGCAAGGCGTTTAAGATTGTTAAGTTCTGATTCATTTGGCGTATTGTCAAACTCACGGTGGTCGGTGTGTGTGAGTTCCTCAAAGGTGAAATTAGGTGTGAGGTTCATGTTAGTGTTTGTGTGAGTTACCAAAATAATAAGACAAGATCAGCATATTGGCCGCATCCAGTGAGCCGAGCATGCGGATGACGATCTCGCGCATGGGGTCAGGAATTGCGCTGTTGAGCAACATAATGTTAACCACACCCCACAGAACAAACATGCCGATTGCTAAAGTTGGGGTGACCATTTTGCTGTACCAAGGAGCCGTTGCGCTGGTAGCAATTTCTGACTCGCGCTTGCGTGCGCTGTCACGGTCGGCCGCGTCCAGTTTGGCGTATTCCAGCTCCATTTCAGCCAGCTTTTGCGCGGCCTGTGGGTCGCCAGCGATGGCCTTGGCTACGGCCTCGACGCTATCACTAACGCCAAACTTGCCAGCAAGAGCACTAACAGCAGCCCCACCAAGAGGACCGGCAACAATGGTAGCCAAAGTAGGCGCAATGCCCTTGAGGAGAGAAAGAAGTTCATTCATCATTTACCTTTCTGGCGTTCGTACAAAATTGCAATATCTTGGCGGTTGTGCATGATGTCATCCCGGTTCTTTTGGATTTCTTTTTCCAAGTCTTGCCGCAACTTTTCACGCGCCAACTCCGCGCCCGAGTTTGGGGCTTGTCGATTATCACTGGTTACCACCAAGCTGATCTTGCTGTTCAGGATCGTTACCTCATGGCTCAGATTGGCTAAAGCTGACATTAAGTAGACAACGCAGCTAAACAACAAAGGCAACAGCGCAAACGTGATCTTTTCAATCAATGCGCCTTTAGTTTCTATAGCTTGAATTTTCTCCTCGCTCATGTTAACCCCTCATTTTGTAAGAAATAAATTCAACAGTGCCCCAGCAAATAAGGCCACCAACAATGCAACCAGCCAGACCATAAAATATTGTCTCTACCATCTCAGCCATTTTTTCACGCCTATTTTTGGCGGCGGCTTCAGCTTCGCGCTCTTCACGTTTGCGGGTAGCCACAATCATGTTGTATTCGGCTTGGATGGCTTCCCACACATCGCCTTGCCCTGAGTATATAAGCTGCTCTTTAAGCTTCTTTTCAGCGTCTCTGAGCGCCTTGGCTTGCATCACGGTGTCAAGGGCTTGGCCCATGTCTGAGCGTTTCTTGCTTTTGTCTTCCGTTGCTGCCTTGGCAACGGTATCGCGCATCTCGAAAAACTTAATCAGATCACCGCTGCACTCTTGCAAATCCTTGCCCATTTGAATGGCTTCTTGGACCCCGGCAATGGTGCTCTTGGCTAGGGCAAACGCAGCACTGATTGTTATGGGGTCAAGCATTACTTATCTACTTTGTTGTCCAACTTGTCAAAGATCTTGCCAAGCATTTCTTTGATGTCATCAATGTCGCGACGGTAATCGTCCTTGGATACGTATGTGCTAGGCATAGCCCGTATGTCTGTATCCAAACGTTCCAAAGTGCGCGTGATGTTGTTCAGTACCCAGCCGCCAAAAAAAGCAGCCAAGCCAAGGGCAATGTTGAAAAGTTGTTGGGTTTCCATTACGGTTTTCCGTTGGCCATGCCGGTTAAGTCAATACGAAGGGCGTTTTTGTTTGTTTGTGTTGGGGCCAACTGGTTAGGTTGTTCCAATGCTTTTTTGACTTTGCCTGTAATTTCTCTTGTGCGAACAAGTTCAGCCGCTTTTTTGACAGGCAAATGAAGTGATTGCAAAGCCTCAAGGCCACGCAACATAGCGCCAGATGTGTTGCTAAAATTAATAGCACCAGGCTCTTTAACAACCACATCCTTAATAGCGTCACGCAAATCCATGATTTGGTCGCGGCCAGTTTTGCCAAACATGTAGCCTAATTTGTCTTCTGAATCTAGTTGCGTAATCAACGTATTTAAATTCTTGAAAGACAATTGATCACCCTTGGTAAGCAAATCTTTCATGTGCTGCAATGTCTGGCCTTGCAATTCTGAATAAGCCTGGCGTCCTTCTGGACCGGCTTTTTTAAGCAGGCTGGTAACGCTACGCATTTCCTCTAATGAGCCGTCCAGCACCACATGCTTGAACACATCATCCAATGCTACCCTGCGGTCGGTATAACCAGCCTTTGTGCCAAGCAACTTGTCAACACGACCAACATCTTCAAACTCTTTTGCCAATTGTTTTCTGGATGCACGCGCAGCCTGGTACAACTCACCGCCAGCGCCTTCGCCCATGTCAGTAATGATCTGTTTTAACTTGCCAGCGTTTGGCGAGTTTTTAACTTGGCCAAGTTGCTGGTAAATGTCTTCCAACGCACGCACAGTGATAGATCCAGTGTTTTGCGGATCATTCATTTTTAAAGATTCAACCACTGAATCCAAAATTGGATCCAGTTTTTGTCTCATTGTTGGCGTCTTGCTATTGACGTAATCAAGCAGCGATTGATATGGCACTGGCTGCAATGTTTCACCGGCATTGTCTGCTTTGGCGTACAACGCTTTGTAAGCATCAAATTTTTTGGTGTACTCATCATTCAACGCTTTGTCCACAACTTTGCCAACTTGGCGCAACTGCGTTGGATCTGCAATTTCAGCGCCAACATCATTTGTCATGCGTTCAAAATTATTGACAATTGCTTGTTTTTGGTTTGATTTAAACCCGCGCATTTGTTCAGCCAATTTGGTCTTGGCTTCTTCAGAAATGCCTGTAATTACACCACGCTGAATTTCAGACTCAAACTGCTGTTGTGCCAGATTCTTAGTTCGCTCACCAGCTGTAGC